AAGAAATCTCTTAAAAATTATAGAAAAGAAAATACTGTCGTTAAAGGTATAGACAAGTCAGAAAAGGTTGCTGTCAAGGTGAAAGATGACAAAGCAACTGCAACTCTGCCAGTTGGATCATCAGATATCACTGAAGTCTGGAAGATGCTCAAAGAAAGAGGATTTGATCCAGATCAATGGGAGATCCAAAGTCTGACTGTTAATCAATGGGAAGCTCCATCAACTGAGGGAGTTCAGCTCTTTGAACAGACCAAAGCAACACTCAAACAAAAACCACAATTTTTGGGAGAGTTCATAAGTTCACTTGAATCTCTGGGTGGGAATGGTTTCAGTCCTCAACCAAGTCTCAAAGCTAAAAGCAAACCAGAGCTTCTTGTTGTGCTTGGTGATTCACAGCTTCCTTTTGCAAACAAGCAATTGACAGAGCTCTCCCACTATTTCTTGCAAGATGTCAGTCCAGATGGATTAATTTATATTGGAGATCTGATTGATTTCCCAAACTTGTCAAAGTTTGCAACAAATCCAGATTTCACTTCAACAGTGCAAAAGGGAGTTGATCTAGGATATTCAACATTGAGAGATCTTAGAGATTCTGCTGGATTAACAAAGAAAGATGAACTGATCTTCTTAGAGGGAAACCACGAGCTTCGACTTAGAAAAGCTCTTATTGATAAACTCCCTCAACTATTTGGAATCAAACGAGCAGATGTCAGTGAAGATGAAAAGTCGGTTTTGCATCTAGCTAATTTAATGAGATTTAATGAACTCGGCTGGACTTATTGGGACAAACCATCTGATGTTTATCCTCATAGTGAATATGAAGTTGTCAAAGGTCTCTTTGCAACTCACTCTGGATCAGCATTAAGAAAACAAGCTGGAATGAGTGCTTTGTCTTCTATTGAAAGAATCAATGGATCAATCATAATGGGACACACTCACAGACTTGCAATAACACATCAAACTCGTTGGACTGGCGAAGAGATGAACTTATATTCTGCAATTGAAACTGGCACACTTGCTGATCTGAAAGGTTTGGGTTATTCCAAACATCCAGACTGGCAAGGAGGATTTGTGACTCTGGTTGTAGATCGAAAAAAAAATACATTTCATCCAGAGCTGGTGATCTATAACAATAACACGATCACTTGGAGAGGATTCTTCTGGACTCTAACGACTAAAGGAGTCAAAACAAATTATGAAAGCAACAGTCAATCTTAATCAAATTCTGCAAGGTGGTCTTGCTGGTTTAGTGGCTTGGTTATTTAAAACAGTGAACGATCTTCAGCAAGAGGTTGCTGTTTTAATGGTTCAGATTCAAGGTGCAAAAGAAGATCTGATGGATCTAGCAATGAGAGAACAAGAACTGAATTCTGCAATCACTGAGATATTGATCAAACTTGGTGGAAATTAATAGGAGAAAAATATGTTTAAGGAAATAGATTGGAAAGATCTTGGAGAGCGTTGCATTGCGACATTCTTAGAAACTTTCTTGGCAATGATCACAGCTGAAGCAATGACTGGTGGAGATGCAGATCTTCTCAGATCAGCTTTTGTTGGTGGTCTAGCTTCTGTCCTCAGCTTATTGAAGACAGTATTGAAAAACTACAATGCAAAAAAATAACGACTTCACACAAAAGGAAATGCTCGTGATGATTCTTGATCGACTTGATGCAATGGATGAGAAGATTTCTGATCTGTTGAACGATAAAGTCTCAAGGAAAGAATTCTATTCTGTTCTAGGGATCATTATGACTTCTCTGATCGTTGTTGGATCGTTTATCTACTAACAAGGAGAACTGATGTTCTTGTGTCCAAACTGCAACACTGGATCTTGCTCAATTAGGTGGAATATTATTATTGAAGCCCTTGAGTATCATTGCCATCGTTGTGGAAAAGGAACAAAGATTCTGTCAGAAGACTCTCTGGAAATACATTAATTAAAAGGGGGGCTCAACTTGTTTGAACTCCCCTATTTTTTTATTAAGAGTCTTCCACAGTTTAAAAACTTCTAACTTGTCGAGCTCTGCTTGATACAACTGCTCTGTCCATTCAACAACTTCTGTGTCTTCCATTTTTCCAAACATATTTGTGAACTGAATCATTTGCACTGGAGAATCTTCCAACTGGTTCTTTGTCCATATATTGATATTATTTCTCAACTCTGAACTCAACTTCGATTTCATCAAGATCTGCTCATATTCATCTTTGACAGTATTCTTTGCAGACTTCTTTTCTACTTTGATGAAATTTGCAATGAACTCTGGAATGAAAATCAAAGGAGAATCATCTCCATAGAGAATGAACTCTCTGATCCAAGTTTCAATCTTATGCAGTGGGACAAGATCTTCTCCTACTGAATCTCTCAAATAGTATTCAAACAAATGAAATGATTTCTCAGCCAACACACTCACAAGATTTTTAAACAAATGATTGTCTTTTGTGAAAGCTGGTATTTCTGAATCTGACTTCTCCCAATAAGCAAGTCTCTTGTGATCAGTGAATATTGCTTTGTCTTGTAGTGCAACAGCCAAATGGTGATGTGAAATCTGAGCACAAAACTTTCTTATAAAAATATATCTATCAATTATCTCTGTCGTATCTATACGATCAGCAGACCAAATTCTTGTGTCATCATCATTCAACAAAAGAAGAAAGCCATCCATCTGATCAATATGTGCAATGAAGTTGTTCTTTCTTTTATCAAGACCAAAGAGAGCTTCTCCCCAACTTGAATCAAGTCTTTTGGCTTCTTCTTTTAATTGCTTATAAGACAAAGTTGATTCAAAAACAACAAACTGCAAATTCTGATGTGGTTTAAAGACTAAAGCTGTGATATAAAAAACATCTGTCTTCAAATCTTTAGCAACTCCCTTTTCAACAAGATTCTGTCCCAGATCATAACTCCAGAAAGCTGATGGTCTAAACATATCCTCTTGAGCTAAAGTTCCAACAAACACAGCTTCGGCAAGTGTTGATTTTCTTTTATCAATCAAGTTTTGTTCAACAAATGGATCTGGATCATTATTTGGAATGCTATTGAAGAAGTTATTTATGTGAGCAACCTTGTAGTCATCTTGTAGAAATTTATTATCTGGAAACATTATCTCTTTATCAATATGAATCTGAAACTGATTAAGAAATCCACCAGCTTGTCCATTGTATTCAACAGAGTCCCACTTCTTCTTGAACAGAGCTCTGACTTGCTTGTCTTTTAATGAAAAGAATAGATCACGATAGTTTCCCTCAATGTCATAAGAGAAAAGAGAATCACGAACAGAATCAAATGATTGATCCCAGTTCTCGTGCTTTGTGTTTTTATTGTCTTTGCTCATCTCAGTTAATAATAGACTCGTGAAAATCTATGTCAAGACTTTGGGAAATTCTTTAAATAAATTGCTCTGAAATTCCCACTCAGTTCCATAGATGTGATATAACTATATAAGAACTTATGGGAAATTAGAGACTTTTTGAGTCAATAGTTTCCCAGAGATAAAACTGAGAAGTTTGCGAAATTTGATGGGGCTGTGTGTCTCACTTTGAGACCATAGAATTTCAGAGACTTCTCCTAACTTAGAGGAATATAATGCCAGACAGCAAAATATTGCTCTCAGTCAAGGAGATTGTTGAACTCACTGGCTGGAGCAAAGCAACAACTTATCGGATGATAGACAGTGGACAACTTCAAGCTGTCCCAACTGCTTCAGATACAAAAATCCGACCTTATAGAGTTGAAAGAAATGTTCTTATGTCATTGATCAGAGGTGATCTTTAATGGCTAAGAGAGACATTTGGTTTCAACTTGATTCAAGAATATTCAACAAATTTGAAGTGATCCACATAGCAAAAACACTTGGAATCACTATAAACGAGACTATTGGAGCTCTTGTGAGACTCTGGTCTATATCAATAACTGACTTCCCAGATGGGAAAGGCTCATTGATCTCTGGATCTCTGAAAGTCACAAAAGACCATCTTCCGAGCATTATGGCTCTTGATTTAGATGGTGATCAGATATATCAAGCATTGAACGATTGTTCGTGGATCGATGAAGTTGATGGGACTGTTGTCCTGCCAGATTGGGAGAAAAAAATTGGTCAGACCATTCTGAAACTTGATCGTGATAAGAAGAGAAAACAGACTGGGGGGAATTTATAATGTCAAAAGAATTATCAGCTTTTCATTCTCAGTCTGACTCTTCTTGGAAAGAAGAAGTTTTTCCACTTATAAAAGATCAGATATTTGAACAACTAGCTCTTCTCACGAATACAGATATGAGAATGAGCGATCAACAAAAGTCTGGTTTTATGAAATGCTATTGGGATCTAGTTGCACAAGAACCGAGCATCGAAGAGATGAAAACTGCCCAACAATCTTATATTGCACACTTTCATCACATCCCATCCCCTTTTGCTTATGTGAAGCACTTCAATCGATTTAGATCTGGATTGATGCCACTTCCAAAGTCTGAGGTCAATAGACAGCTTGAAGAGAAAGTCAGAGAGAAAAAAATGAATGACTGGATCAAGAAGATCGAGGAGGTTCGTGATGAGAAGTAGTCTTCAATATGTCATCAATGACTTTCTTCAGCCAATTGATGCTTGGCACGAATACAAGTTTTCTGATCGACAGATTCAAACTGTTGCACAAGAGTTTCAAGAATTTAGCAATGAAATTCTTTCGAATGTTCTTCAAATGGTTAAAAGAATGGAGAGAAAACCATCTCCAGCAAAGTTGATGTCAATGTGCAGAGATGAAGTGACTAGAACATTTAATGAAAGACAAATCGAAGCTCCAGAAGAAGATCCATCAACTTGGATGACTTCAAAAGAATATGCCAGATCACAAGGATATGAATCTTTGGTTGATCTGATCAGAGCAAAGATTGAAGCAAATGGTGAAGAAATGTCTTCTGGTTTAGAGAAAGCAGTAGGTGGTTTTTAATGCAGATCTCTAAGAAAGCAGAAGAACACATCAAAACAATAATTTCTTTCTACACAGCTTCAGAAGAAATAGGAAGACCAAGACTTTCCAATATGAAGCTCGAAAGATCTGTCTCTGGATCTAAAGAAGCTCCAGACAATTATGACAAGAACTTCAACAAGCAACTTGCAAACAGAAAGCACATCACAAAAAAACTTGGTCAGATTGCTGATCAGTGTAGATCAATGATCAATGGTGAAGTCACTAGATATGAATCTAAACAATGCAAGGTCGATAATTGTGATCACAAGAACAAAAGAGTTCCAATAGATCAGAAGTTCTGTGCTGGATGTGGGAGGTCTTATGGCTGATCCAATTAGAGCAACATCCAAATATTATGAAGTCCCAAATGAGACAGAAGTCAGAAACACAACTGTCTTCAAAGTATTAAGAAAATTCAATACTGTGTGCAATCAAGTCTTAATGGAGATCGATCCTAACTGGAAAAAATATGCAACAAAGATTGTTGATCAGAAGTGGAATGACTCTGAAGTCTCTCTGAGAGCTCCACTATTAAAAGAATGGAGAGTTCAACTAGGAAAGAAAGATTGTTATTGCCAAAAGACTAGATGCAAACAATATTTCTTGAAAGATCGGATCAAGCAATCTCCAAAAGTTAATGATCAGACTTATCACACAAAGGGAAAGTTGAAGAATCTCTTTCCAGTTGGTTGGAAGACATCATTGAAACTTCAACTTGATCTTTGGAAGAAAGAGCCATTCGATTATTGGGATTATGAAGATCTATGGGAGCTCGATAGATCAGAAGCAATTCTTCTTGAGGTTTCAGATTATATAAGAAATGAGGAACGATGAATCAAAGCATTGATCAAGCTCTGCAAAAAATAGAGCTGTCAAAACAAGCAATCGATGAAGCTGAGAAGATCTTGGCTGACATCTTGCAAAACAATAATGAAGTTTCATCTGTCATTGAGCCAGAACCATCAGCTGAACCAGTTGATGTTGTTGAAAGAGTCAATGAAGTGATGGAAGTGAAAGACATAACTCCCCCAAGACAAGATCTTGAATGTTATCTCTGTGGATCAAAAGTCTTTGACAATAGACCACAGAAAAGAGATGGGGAATATAAAGAGACAAGTCCAGACTTTGTTTGTTCTAACAACACTGATTGCAGTGGAAGAAAACAAGGTCAATATGGAATGCTCAGAAAGTCGTGGTGGCTCAATTCAAAGGATCTTCCAGAAGACTGGTTGAAATCAAAAGTGATTCCAGCTCCTAAAGAAGAGACAGTTGAAATAGATCCATTCGACCAAAAATCAGAGGAAGATCACAAAGATATTCCATTTTAAAGAGGAGAAAAGATGGCAGAACAAAAGCCAGTTAATGAATTAAATCTGGATTATGCTCACACACATTATCCAGAGGTTGAGCTTGTTGAAATTGATAAGCGTTGGGACTGGAATCAACAGAAATATTTCGAAGCTGTTAATCAATTAAAACAGTTGCAAGATATTGAAAACAATCTTGTTGAAGCTCTTGTTCTTGGAAGAGAAGCAATGGTCAAAGCAAATGAAGAGAGACTTGCTCACAGTCCAAGAACAGTTGAACCAGATGACTTGATCAACCAAAGAGTCATTCGTTTGAAAGGTGTTGATCGTGATGATTTGTTCGAAATGGGATTCGAGCAATGGATTCACGAAGAAGTTGATGCTGGGAGGTTAAAGAAATGAGCAGTCATTATGAATTTTTCGGAAAAATTGAAGACTATGTTGCTCAACCAGATCCAATTCTTGTGAAATCAGAGGATGAAGCTGTTGAAGACATATTCAGCAGAAAACTTGCTCTAATTAAACAGATCAAGACAAAAGTTGTTGAAGCATTCGTTCTTTTGAACGAGATCACTCAAGATGTTATGTGGCTCAACAATGATGGGATTCAGAAATATAGGGATGAAGATGAGTGGATGCAAGGTCAAACAGCCATTGCAGAGCTCCCCTCTGATCCAGATGAACTCTTGATGGCAAATAAAATGTGGAAGATCGAAGCTGGTGTGAAGCAATATGCTGGGGACAAGTCTGCTGTTATAACAAACTATGACACTATAAGAGCTCTAGCAAAACAATTATCAGCTGAGACTTCAGACTTGGAGAAGTTGAACACTCTACTCGATGCAATTATTCGATTGCCAAAAGTCCATATCGATGTGAAGACAACTCCTCCACCTTTCTAGTCTTTTAATCCCCCAAAATTAAGAGACTAAGTGCTGTGATGGTCATCTTTTGAAGCGAGAACCTAGAAAGTCCAGCCAAAAGATCCAGTTCGATTCTGGACAGCACACTATGACAACAGAACATTTGACTTTGGCAGAGGTCAAGACACTTATTAAAGATCCGAAATATCAGTGGAGAGATCAAGCTCTATGTCTAGGAATGGACTCAACTGATTGGATATTTGAAAGAGATCTCAGAGGACAAAAGATTGCAAAGGTTTATGAAGATGCAATCAAGATCTGTGAAGAATGTCCAGTTCGATCTGAGTGTCTTGCTTTTGCTATTGAGTGGAAGTGTTTTGATGGCGTTTGGGGAGGAACTATGCCCCATCAAAGAAAAGGACTGCACAACAATCAAAAGGTGCGTGATTTATTTCCAGAAAGAAGAAAAAGGTGATCTCTGACAAATTTCGTTGCAAAAGCTGTCATATGATCCTCAAAAGAATTAATGAGACAAATCAATATTTTTGTGATCAGTCTCCAAATGTTTGTATCGATTCATTAAAAGTTATTATTCTTTAACATCAAAGATTATTGTCCCTATTGCATCAAAAATATATTTGGGCAAAATTTGGGCAAAAAATGAATTTCTAGTTGCACACATCCAAAACTCATTCTGTTAAAATTAGAATATGGCTTGGAATTATTGGGCTTTTGAAGATTTGTCTTGGAGCGGTAGAAGGGATTCGAACCCTCGACCTTCTCGTTGGCAAGGTTCAAGTCTCAATCGACCACTGTTGAACCATTATAAATCATCAATGATTTATTGGTCAATATGTTGTCTATGTTCTCAGCTCTCTCATTGTTCTCAAAATATTTGGGCAAAATTTGGGCAAAATTTGGGCAAAAACGAGATGAGGTTGAGAGTTCCAGCTGGTTGTTAAGTTAAAAGGAGAATGAAAAAAATGAAAGCTAGACAGTTAAAATCAAAGAAAGCTCAGAGCTCGAATGGAAAAATCTATTGGAGACCTCGTTGGGCTGAAGTGGTTGGTGATGAAACCAAATATCAAATGGGCAAATCTCAACCAACGAAATCTGAAGCTGATCAATTCAGCAGAGACAAAGTAGATGACATAAACAACAGAATGAAACTTCAATTGGTTTCAAATGAAGAAGCAATGACTGTTGGTCAGTTTGCTGAAGAATACTGGATCAAAGATGAGAGACAGATCTCAATTAAGAACAAAGCTCAATTGCTGACTTCAATGAAGTTCTGGAAAGAGATTGGTCTTTGGGATGTCAAGATTGAGGATGTCACAACAAGAATGATGAAAGACTTTGTCAAAACTCTCAAAGAGCGTGGCTTAGTTCCTACATCAATTCAAAACTATAAGACTGATTTCAGAACATTGTTGGATCTTGCAATTGATTATGGTCAGATTTCAACAAATGTTTTGACTGGTGTTAAGAGTCAGAGAAGAACAATTGCTCAGTTGGAAGAAGCTGAGAGGATCTTCGAGGATATGAGAACTGACACTTGGTCACTAGAAGAGATCAAAACTAATCTTGAGAAGCTCAAGAATATCCCAAGAAAGACAAAAACAATCACAAGACTTGGAACTACATTTGAACAGAGCTGGTCTTCGACTGGCAATGTGCCAGAGATCTTGTGGTATGGAAGATTCTTGATGGGATTCTATCTTGGATTAAGATCTGGAGAGATCCTTGCACTAAAGTTCTCAAACATTGACTTTGTTAATAAAGAGATACTGATCAACAAATCAATCTCTCGATTCTCTATAACTGATGAGAATTTCGTTCATCAGAAATATATTGAAGAAGAATCCAGAGTCAAAGCATCTTCTCAGAGATACCAGAGAGCACAAGATATTGTTCTTGACTTCATTAATGATGTCAAAGCTCTACAAATTGAGCTTGGTATCTATCACGAGGATCAATATATCTTTGTTGATAAGAATGGGAAAAGACTCGAATTAGGTTATTTCAGAAGACAGTTCAAAAGGATTCAAGAGCTTGTCGGAATAGAAAGACCACTCAAGTCTCCTAAATATACAAGACACACTTCTGCAACTGTCCTTGCTGGGCTTGGCTGGAGTGCAAAAGATATTGCTGATCACTTAGGACACAAGAATGATCGTGTGACTAGAGAATATTATATACAGTCACAGTCAGAAAACTTGAGGAAGATGGCAGATGCTTTTGATCAAGATTAGAATTAGATCAGACCAGTCTTTCGTGCCGACTGACAGCCACATTGTTTTGTTCAGTTGGAATCTTGAATCACAATAAGGGCTGGTCTATGTCTCAAACAAGAAAGCAATCGGTGTCGAATTTCTTGATCTTTGTCTTTTAATTGTTGGATTCTGCAAACAATCAGAGCAAGTTGGGACATTATCTGGATAATTAAGAAACCTTTTGCCACAATTGTCACAATCTATCAATCTTCGTGGCTCGTGTGTGTCGTTATAATCTAAAGCATTCCCCATTGTTCTTCTAATTTAATCACAAAGTGAGACACTTTCCTACGACTATCCGACTAGTTTCCGATGGAATTCCACTGGAAAGCAGTTGGAAAAATCGACATAAGATAAGATAAGAGAAGATAAGAAAACATAAGATAAGATATATTTGCTTTTAAGAAAAGCAGAAATATTCATTCAGTAGTGAGAATTAAAAAAATTCAACAAATATGGGGAAATTTTTAATTCAGTTCCATTCAGCTGATATAGTTATATCAATAATCCAATTCCTATCTCTAAAAGAAATCTCTTATGATAAAAGCAATTGACCATCCTAGTTATTCATATTTAGCTTCTTTAAATCCAGAAGCAATTGTTCTTCCAGAGTTCACTCCAGCTTTTGTTGGTATTGGAACGAATGGGAAGAAATCTATTGCAATTTATGACTTCAACCAGTGTGTGATTCAATTAGTTGGAAATCAAGATATGAAACCATCTGAAGCAAAAGAATTCTTGTTCTTGGATGTGATCAGTCAGAATGTAGATGATAACAACTCCCCTATGTTCTTGACTCAAGATCTTATGATCCCATATGAGATTTGGAGTATATGAAATATATAAGCTGGATTGCATTAACTATCTCTATAAGTTTTCTTTGTTTTGCTTTGTATCAGAACAAACAGATCACAGATGAAAGATTCAATGCAATAGAGATGCAACTTGAACAAGATCACTATCACATTGAGATCAGTGCATTGTTGCAAGAGATTAAAGTGATAAGACTTCAGATCACAGAATTGGAAGTTGCAAATGCTCAGTTCTCTGAAAAGAGTAGAAACTTAGATTGGCAATTGAGCACAATGGAAGATCGTATCGTGGAGATCCAAAGAAGATTATCTCCATAAGATGCCAAAGTTTTTCTGTTATGACTGTGGAAAAGTTTCGGAGCAAAGAAAGTGTCCACAGCATAGAATCAAGAAGAAGTATTATAAGAAGCCCAAGACTGTCAGCTATGCACAGAGGAAATATAGAAAAGAAGCTGTGCAAAGACACATTGATCAATATGGATATGTCTGTTCTGGATATAAGAGGAAACCTCATTTCTCTAAAGATCTGACAGCTGATCATCCAATACCTACAAGCAAAGGTGGAAATGATTTTCAAGTCTTGGAAATTTTTTGTCGAAGTTGCAACAGCTCCAAACAAGCCACAATCTGAGAAAAATTTGTGAGTAGAAATGACTCTATATGCTGAAGAAAGTGCTTGGGAGTTAGCAAAAACAGACAAAAACTGATCTGATCAGATCCTTTATTGGTAGGGGGAGGTCAAAAATGCACACATATGCAACAGCCGAACT